AAAAGAAAAATGAAAGTAATGAAAGTAATATTTGCTTTTTAATATTCATTTGTGTTTATTTGAATAAACAAACATAAAAACACCATGAAAAAATGTAGAATGTGTAATAAAAATCGTGATATAAGTAATTATTACATAAAGAAAAACTCAAAAGATGGTTTTGATAATTTATGTAACGATTGTGTTCAAATAAAAAATAATTTATATCAAGATAAAAAAAATAAATATTTTAAAAAATATATTATTCAATACAACTACATATCTCCAACTAAAAAATGTGCTACTTGTAAAGAAATAAAAAATAAAAATGACTTTTATTCAAAAAAAAGAAATAAAGATGGACTTGATATTGAATGTAGGGTGTGCAGTTCAAAAAGAAAGAAAAAAAGTCGTCAATTTAAATCAAGTAATAAAAATAAATATTTTATAAAATACTTTTACATATCTCCAACTAAAAAATGCAGAATTTGTAAAAAAACAAAAAAACTAATTGAATTTTATATTGATAGAAAATATACAGATAATTTAAAAAAACATTGTAAATCTTGTGATAAGATTAAGAACAAAAATTATCGAAAAAAAACAAAGCCGTACGGAAATAATTGGCAAAAATCTATAATTGCTGGTACAAGGAATAGCAATTCTCTTGCTAGGTTATCAGAAAAGTATGATAAAGATTTTAATTTAGAGGCTATTTCAGAAATTACCGTTGATTTTTTAACAAAACTAAAAGAAAAACAAAACAACAGATGCAATTGGTTTGGTGTTGAAATTGATTTTACTAGAAATGATTGGTTACGATCTCCAAGTTTAGATAGATTAGACAATGACAAGGGTTATACGAGAGATAATGTTGTTTTGACTTGTAGGTCTGCAAACCTTGCTAGAAATAAATCAACCGTAGAAGAAATGGGTAACTTTTTGTCAGAACTAAAAAATTCAATTTTATCTAAAGAAATAGCATAATGGAAAATAAAGAAAAGTCAATCTACACATTAAAATCCATTGCTAGTTGGATGGAAAAATCTAGTATAGAATATACAGAGAAAGCTTTAAGAATTGCTTTAAATGATGTTTTAACATATTATTCTCTCTATTTAAAAGAGAATGAATATTATTGTGAAATGTGTTCTAGAGAAATATCTAAAGGAGATCACAATTTTTCAGACATATGTCGAAATTGTTCAGAAAACGAGGTGGATTTATGAAAAAGTATATAATTGAATCAGACACACCTTTATTTGATTTTAAGCTGGAATATCCTAGAATCCATATTGACATGGAATATGCAGCAACTTTGAGTAATTTTGAGTTGTTATCATACTTAGATGAAGAGTTTATGTTTTACCATGAAAGAATAGACAGATGAAATTAGAAGGATTAGAAATACTAAAAAAGAGTATTGTCAAGCAAATTGAATACGACAATGTTAAGATTGTCCGTATGGAGCAAAAGCTAAAAGAAATTGAAAAGAAAATATTTGAAATAAAAAACCAATGATAAAGAAAGAATGGCTATTTATGGAAACTAAGCCTAAAAAAGAAGATATTATTTGGTCTTGCTCTATATGTGGTTCACTAAATAACATAAACAATATACAATGTGGCAAATGCCAAAAAATACAAGAACCAGCAGATACAAAATATTAATATGAAAATTCTAACTCCAAAAGAAAAAGCAATAGACATTATACATAAAATATCAAAAGTAAATGTAGAATGCTCTAAATTACTAGCAATTGTCGTTGTAAATGAAATTATAAAACAAAACGACAACACAAACTATTGGGAGAAAGTTAAATCAGAAATAATAATGTTAAACGAGCAATAATCAATGATAACCTACTTAACATCCCTATGCGCTATTTTCTTTACCTCAACGGTAATTCTTTGCCTTGTAAACTACAAAATTAATAAGACCCTCAAGAGAACCAACGAAGAGGCTCAATATTGGTGTGAATTGTACATTAAAACAAGCAAAGAGAATAAAACAGACGAATACGAGGATGTTATTTAATTCTTTTTACAATTGAGCCATTTAAGCAATATTCTTTATTGCCATTAAGAGACACAATGTTTGTTAAGAGATTTGCTTGGAGATTATGACAATCATCAGAAAACCTAAAGCCATTATTTGAATTTGCATCAAGTTCTCCTTTTTTATTGAAATCAGCCTTTTTATAAAAATCACTTGGCTCAATATATCCAATTAACCAGCATTTCATCATTTCCTTACTAAAAAACACAAAATAGTAGTAATCACACTTCTGAGTTGTGTTGAAATTAAAAATACCGCAATTATAACTACTCAATGGACTAAATACTAAAAGTTTGGTCTTTACATCAACCTTAAAGCCATTCATTGTCAAATCATAATCATATGTAGAGTCAATACATATACTGTCGTAAAGTCCCTTATAAAAAGACTCAACCATCACCTCACCAACTGCACCAACTATATTACCCTCACCCTTAGTTACTGAATTGTTCAATGCCCTCTTCTTAAATTCATATAAGTTTTTTGCCTTCTCATATAAATCATTAGTAACAATTAATTCTATCATGTAATCGTTTGTCTATCAGCAAGTTAACTAGCTACCACAAGCCTCACAATCGGGATCATCAATTGAGCAAATATTAACTCCTTTGACTTCCATCTGTATAGAATGAATCCTATAACGAATATCAGCATCGTGAAACATATCACCCGTTAGAGAACCCTCTAACTCTTTAATTTGGTCTAACTTTTCTTGCATCTTACAAAAATAACCACTTACCTTCTTGAAAGCAAACAAATTCTTTAAATTTTATGAAAAAAATTTTGGTGTTGAAGAAGTGAAAACCCATTTCTGAGAAAACTGTGTATGGTGATACCCACACCTAAAAATCAAGAAATTGCCGTCGAAGCCACCGTAATAGAGTAGGAGAGGGGCTGTACTTAACATAATGTAAATTATATAACAAAGTTTAAGTGATTGATAGATCGTTTGTTCATGATCCTTTTGTCATTATTTCTGTTTGCTCCAATACCCAAAAACCCTATCAAACTAATTTAAATTAAACCAATCAAACCAATTACAAAACAAATCAAAGAACAAATCAAACTCAATTAATCGATTAACACTATTTAAATACGTTCTAAGCAATCCAATTACTTTAATGGTGTAATCATATCAAATAAAAATTGAACGTCTTATATAGGCTTAAATCAATATACCACGGTATGTCTTAACAATAGGGCATAAAAAAAGCCATCGTTTAAGATAGCTTTAATTAATTAGCTGGTTTATTTATTTAAATAATTATTTTATTATTAACATTTAATCCGTAAACTATTCTTATTATTATTTCATTCCGTTGATCAAGATGATTAATTGCCCAATGTTTGCAATCATCTAAGCTTTCAAACTCTTTAATAAAGATATAACCATGATTGTAAATCATGTATTTTGTTTTTGGTTTCATAGTTTTTTTATTAGTGTAAATATTATTATTAAATCGTCATCTGTTAAGTCACCTATAAATGCTGGAGCAAAACCCGAACCTTTCAAAACCTTTTCAACCTTTATGCAATTCAAATCATCCTCACAATATTGCGCACCTTTATATATAGTTATTCTAAATGCCCCAAATTGTTTAGTTTGAAAATGTTTTATAGCCATCATTGAACTATCTTTTTGTTCATTAAAATCTAATCTAAAGGTTATAGGTTCGTCTACGTTTTTAAATTCAATTTCATTGCGTCTAGTTAATTTATCTTTATTCTCTTTTTTAATTAGATAAATCATGAGTACAACAAACGGAATTGCAAAGAGTATTAAATTATTCATCAATGAATATTTATTTTAACATCCTTTACCCCTTTGCCATTATTACCCGAACAAAGAGAACATAACAAACAAACGGATTTAAAGCCAGCTTCTTTACTTGCTGGACATTGCACCGCCTTGCTTATCAATTCGCCATTATAGCTGATAAACGATCTGTAATTATATAGATCCTTTGCGGTCTTTGCTTGTTGATCGTTATGTACTGATGCCATAAAGTAAGGGGCAAACTCTTTGCGCTTTCTAAATTGGTGGGTGTAACCAGTATAGTTTTTTGCCACCATTGCGACACTTTCAACAAGATCAAGAGGATGTAAAGACGGTTCACCGTATGAACCAAAACGAACATATTTATTGAAGGATAATTTTAATATCTCTTTCTTGTGTTCGTTATTGTATTCTTTGATATGACCCACTGAACCAAACTCTTTTGCTATGCTTTTAAGCATTGAGATAAAGCCTCTATACTGGCTAAATTTGTGGGTGTAACATAAACCCACTTTCCCCGATACATTAAACGAGAAAGGACAATCCAAACAGTTAGCACTATCAAGCGCAAAGAAATCATGCATTACGTTTGAACGCTTTAATAGATAGTTATTTGTAACATACCGCAGCTGATCAACCGAAAAGGTGAAGCTTTGCATTATTGCTGTTTTTGGATCACTTATTTTTGAATTGGTCGTTTTGCCATATCTGAACACGTGAATAGTATTTTTTATTTTAAATGTTATTCGTTTCATAATCTTTGTTTTTTATTGTTGTAAATACTATAAAAATCATCTGTTTCTATCCATTCGTTCCAACCTTCTACCCAATCGGTTTTATTATAATCTATCCAACCCGATGAACGATTGCGATTAATTTCGTTTAATACGTCCGTCATTGTCCATTTCATAATGTTACCGGTTTCTTTACATCTTATTTTAATTATTTTTTTCATGATATTTATTTTTTACGGTTTTTATAATAGTTTTTATTATTCTTTTCCTCGCGTCTTGCAAGCATTTCAAGCGTTACAATGAACAACGCAAATAGGACATATAATATCATAATGAACCCGTTAAAATGCCGTAAATGAGCGCAGCGCATAAAGTTGCAATCAATGTGCAACCGATGGTAAAGCAAACCACATTAATAATGGTTTCTGTCTTGTTTGAAGTAATTAATAAATCTTTCATGGTGTATAAAATTTATGTTTAAAATTTGATTAAGACACGGCAATTAATGCCATGTTTCGGGAAATAATCCCTCATCAGTTAATCTCTATTAGACACAATAGAAACAATGCCTTTGACGTCACTAATTTTAAAGGGGATTGTATAGCTTCCTCTATTCGTTATAATAATTCGACCGCATTCCAATTCATCAGACACATTATCTAAAGTTTGTGCCTTGTAAACATCCGCCCAATCTGTATTTGCAATTAATTTAAGTGCTTCATTGTAAAGGCTATTGTTGCAATGGTTATAAAATTTCATAATCTTATTATTTATGTTTAAAATTTGATTAATACACGGCATTTAATACCGTGTTTCTGCCAATTAGGCTTCATCAGTTAACCTTTATAATCAATTATATTGTCCTTCACTTTCCATATATTCACTCCATAGATTTGAAATCTTATTATTGGTATTCAGATAGTCAATTATTTTACCGTCTTGAATTACATAAAAATTGTTGTTATAATCTGAAGATATACCTACAACACCTTCATAGTCGATAGATTCAATTTCACA